CTTTGGTCGCATCCGGTGATGCAGCCTTGAGTGCCTCAGCAATCTTGTTGCCAGCCTCAGGGCCGTTCTTGACTACCTGCTCAATGAAGGTCTGGCTATAGCCCATACCTGCGAGCGCAGCAGCATTGGCCTGTAGCTCCTTCGCTGCCGCTAGTTTGCTCTTGAGATCAGTCAGTAGGGCATCGGCAGACTTGCCACCTGCCATAGCCTCCCCAAGATTGAATCCTGTCTTGGATGCGAACGCGGAGCGTAGTCGATCCATAGACTGTTGGATAATCCCTGCCTGTTTCTCCGCAGCCTTCTGTGTCAGCTCGGCGCGCTTGGTGTTAGCAGACTCCTGGATATCTTTCAGTTTGTTCTGTAGGGCTTTCTCTAGGTCAGCCACCTTGTCGTTGTACTGCTTGGCTATCTGTATCTGTTGAGATGCAAACCGCTTCTTCGCCTCAGTCTCAGCCTTGCGATAGTTCTCTTGAGCATCAGCTCTCTGCTCGGCAGCGCGCTCCTCAGCATCTGCGATGGACTCTGCATACTGCTTATTGAGATCAGCTACAGTCTCGTTATATCTCTCCTGAGCCTCAGCCATACGCTCGTTGCGAGCCTCAAGTGCCTCCTGAGACTTTTCTTGAGCCTCTGTGATGACCTCATTCATATCTTTGTAGATGTCCTCGACATCTTTCTGATAGTCCTTGAGTTTATCTAGGCGTTTCTGCTCTGCTTTGGCTGCCTTCTCTAGAGCCTTTGCATCCACCTCAGTCGTTGTAGTAGTGGTCTTGCCACCCTTTGTAGTGGTGCTGACATCTTTCTCGACTTTTGCTTTTGCCTTGCCTACATTGTCTAGGGTCTTGATGAGGTCGTTTGCTTTCGCTGCTGCCTTATCTGCAAAGTCGCTCACTCCATCTAGACCCTTGTTGAGTAGATCGAGTCCAGTCTTTGCATACTTACCCACGCCTGGGAGTTTGGATAGTGCTCCGAGCACGAGTTTTAGAGGTGTCATCAGGAACTTGAGGACAGCCTCACCTACCTTGCCTACCATCGGGATGATAGATGCAAACGCCATCAGACCTGCTTTGCCTACTGTGATGATGACATTCCGGAAGGTCTCGCTGTTCTTCCACAGTTTGACTAGACCTGCAGCGAGTAGAGCTACTGCTACCACGATGAGTCCGATGGGATTCATTTTCTGCGCTAGGTTCAGTAGTTTCTGAGCTATCGTAGCGCGCTTGACCACGAGTGTATATACGCCCCACGCGACAGAGCCGATACCTAGAGCTATAGCAAATGCTTTGATCTCATCCTGATTGTTCTGGAAGAAAATACCTAGTTTTGTGAGTAGAGGTATGGCTATCTTGAGTACAGCTAGTAGTCCCTTGAACGCTGGCATCAGAGCATCTCCGAGTGCGACCTTCGCATCCTCCATCTTTGCCTGTAGCGTTTTCATTGTGTTCGCTGTGCCATCGGAGGTACGCGCATAGTCGCCCTGCGCTAGAGCCGTGTCCTTCATAATGAGCGCATATGCCGCCTGAGCTTTTGCCGCAGGAGTCAGCGCATCAGATGTGGACTTGATGAGTCCTAGAGATAGTGCCTCAGTCTTGAGTCGCGCCTCATTCATCGCAACGCCAAACTTCTTGAGTGGCTCTGTCTCACCAGATAGACCTGATCTGAGAGCAGTAATCGCATCATCTATCGAGGTGTTGTTGAACGATGCCATATCACCTGCGAGCTGTACGAGAGACATAGACATATCCTGTGCCTGTCCCTGTCCTAGCCCGAATGCCTGGAATAGGTTGCCGTATGTACCTGCAGCCTCTAGAGCAGCCTGATTACTGATACCCATACTGTCTGCTGCAGTCTTGCCCCACGCCTCTACTGCTGCTGCGCCATCTCCAAAGACCACGCGCACCTTAGATAGTGACTCTGCCATATTGGAGGCAGCCATAATTGTGTCTTTGGCAAACGCAGCAATCTGTGTACCTGCAAAGGCAACACCGAGAGTCGAGGCTACGCCTTTGAGTTTGCTAGAAAAGTTGCTCATACCGGTACTAGCAACCTTCACATTGTCATCTACGCCCTTGATAGCCGCCTCTGCCTGAGCTAGACCCTGCTTGAGGCTTGTGACATCAGCCTGTATCTGTACGAGAATCGGAGGTATCGCTGACATATCAACCCCTGACTCGTGATGCGAACGCGCTAGTGAACACCCTGTTCAAAGTGCCATTAGCTGAGAGATTTCTCGCTGCAGGCCCTAGATAAGGATACTTCACCCCTGGCTTCCATCTCGGATGTCCTAGTTCTACAGCTCGTGCATAGACCATCGTGGCAGATACGACTACTGAGTAGCTGTCTCCAAATCCTTTGATAGGCATAGATGTCGTGATGCTTCTGCGCAGATTACCTGTGCGCACATTCGGCCCTGGTCTGCCCGATGCGTTTTGTTTTGCCTGTCGCTCTACTGCTAGACCTGTGATCTGTATAGCCTGAGCTACAGCCATATCTATCTGCTCTGCTTTTCTTTGTACGCCTGATAGCACCTCAGAAAGGTTGGGCATCGTCACTCGTATGGTCACGATCTCTCCATCCTCTCCGCCTTCACCTCATCTACTACTGCGGCTATAGCCCAGAGCCAATCCGCCGTATTAGCCGGTAGATCATCTACCTGGTCAGGTGTCCATCCAAACCTGTCGGCTGCGATGTAGTACACCCACTCATCATCGGGATAGTCAAACGCCTCGTGGCGTTGTCCACCCTGAATCAGCCATTTGAGCCGTTCGAGTCGGCGGTAGTCGCTTTTGGGTCTGTCTCTGTCTCATCAGTCTTAGCGAGAGATGGGAACAGTACTTCCTGTGCCTCTTTGGTCTGCTCTACAAGTGCATCGTAGTCAGCCATATCTAGCTCATCTAGTGTGTCTAGTTTGACTGATGGGATGACGAGATCGAACGACCAGTCCTCGACCAACATAGCGATGAGTGAGTCTGATAGTGCCATCGCTTTTGATAGGTCTCCACCATCTACCTCTGATGCTCTGAGTACGCGCTTACGATCCTTGACCTTGAGAGTCTTTGGGTCTTTGAGAGTAGCTGTAGCACCCGATGGGAGTTTGATCTGCTTTGACATTGTGCCTCCTTAGTAAATATGCCTTCGCGCATCATAACTGAAAAGGAACAGGGGCGCGGAATAGCGGGGAAGGCGTACCGCTATCGACCAACGCCCCTGTTCTGGAACTACTAGGCGTATGTGCCTGAGGCTTTTGCGTTCTGTAGCACCCACTTGATAGGAGCGAAACCACCTGTTGATCCTGCATCTGTGGTGTTGCCCTGTCCGTTGATATCGACTGTGACCTGTACATAGTCCTCGCCACGCTCGATAACTGCTGCGGTGTACGCGCCCTTAGAGATGGTCGCCTGAATCTGTACTGCAGTCGCACCTGAGCCATATGCCCAGTTCAGCACGATGGCTGGCTGAGTGTTGTTCAGATAGCGTGTGAGCTCTGTGTCGTTCTCCATGATGAAGGTGATCTTGCCTGTGACCTCGATAGGGCCGAGGAATACCTGATATGGATTCTGTGTATTGCTGATGCCATAGACAGGAGTGACATTGCGCTTCATGTCAATGTTTCCAGTCATAGCATTGCTGACTGAGCCACCACCGATAGATACAGTACCGCGCCATACCGGTGTAGGTAGGATGGTAGAGAAGGTTGGTGATGTGGATGTCTCTGTGCTAGATGCCCATCCTGTTGATTTTGCATCGTACTCAAGCATTCCATCTGCGTTGAAGCGGAGGGAGAAGTCTGAGAACTGGCATCCTGGATATGAGCGATTGCCTGCAGCGTAGAAATCTGTGAGTGTGTAGCTGATTGGCTGGTCATCTGCTCCTGCGGTGAGGCTGTTCTTGAGCGAGATGGTGTGTGTATATGGTGCTGATACACCTGTAGTAGCCACGCTACCTAGCAGACCGGCGATGGAGTATCCGATGGTGTCTGCGAATACAGCTCCACCGAAGTCCACAGTCGATCTAGTGCGACCCTGGATATAGGCGTAGTTCACGACATTTGAGCCACGAAGCCCTGTGTCGTATAACGGATCAACGATATCTACAGGCTTCAAGCTGTCCTTAGTGACAGGGATGAAGTCAGTAGGTGCTACAACCGTACCCTTTGTTGCTTCTTTGGCGATACCGAGGTACGAGCGTACCGATTGTTGAACTGACATTTCACTCTCCTGCTTTCTGGTCTGTCAATGCAGACTCTTTGATTGGTGCTGTGGGTAGTACTTTGGGTGATCCTGCAGGTGCGCAGTCAGGATGTGTGAATCCCTCCGGCGCATCAAACTCATCACCTGGCTGGACTGTGACCCCGATAGCAGGGAACACGCGTTCATCTGTGCCGTTATATTTCAGTCTCATAGTGCTCCTTATGCTTGGATCATCTCAGTCACATCGAATTCTAACTCAGCGTATGTCTCTGTTGCGCCCTCATTGCTAGTCGCAGGTTCTCCATACCGAGCCCTGATGATGGGCTCTGCACCCTGCCACACGAGGTTGCCTGTGGTATCGCCGAAGTTATGGTCAGACCGAAGCCTCTCTTTGATGTTGTCCACGAGGGTATCAAAATCTGCCATCGCACTCTCGGCGTTTGTATGCATAGAGTGTGTATAGAGCTGTATGACCACCGCGTAGTCCACACGCTTCCATCCGCTATGCGCTCCGCCTATGGCTAGACGAGTCTCGTTCTCGGCAGCGATAAAGACGACAGCCGCAGATCGAGTCATCTGCCCAGGCTGTGCGTTCACCTGGTAGTTGATGCGCTTTGGGAACGATGTGAACACCTGATTGAGGGTAGGTATAGGTGGATTTGATATGAAAGATGTGAGGGTATCTCGTACCCCTGTGCGCCCTGCCATTACCTGATCCTGCGGTACTTGTTCACCATGTCGAGGGCTAGAGCGATATCACCTGAGTATCGGGCGTTGTTCCCGATATTGACCGTAGGCTGAGTGGTCAGGTTCATCGTCATGCTGTTGTCGCCTCGTACCTTTAGGAAGGCGGTGGTGATGAGGATGCAAGCCTGTTTGATGGCGTTCGGCATATTACCGATAGCCACTCCTAGAGCATGGGAGTAGGCGAGCGCGCTTGTCAGAGGTACAGTCGTAGAGTCGTTGGTATATGTACTAGCTACTGTGATGCGCTCGCTCTTTGATCCATCGTAGATGCGGTATTGCTGACCGGCGATGAACCCTGTGCCATCGGTGACTGTCAGAGAGGTCGCCCCTGCGGTAGCCGTAGCGATAGTCGTGTTCACAAAGCCTGAGACATAGGTGTACTCGGTGAACACCTGTTGGCGTGGGCTATATCCGAAGCCAAAGCCTAACGGCCCCTGAGAGCTGTAGTTCAGGCCGAGATTTGATAGAGGAATGATGAGTTGTTGAGCCTCAAACCACGCTGTAGAGCAGTCAGGTAGGGCTACTAGATTGTTGGGGTCTGCCCCATACTGAAAACTAGAGAGCGAGATGATGGGTGAGTTGTTGGGATGCAGAGCTATCATGCCCTGTCCATTGACCCTGACTCGCTGTGTTTCTGTGTACTGATCTGCCACGAGGGACTGATTCAGGTACTCGTTCATATATGAGGATGCTCGTAGGATTACATTTGCGAGCTCGGCATCCTGCGCTGCCTGATTGCCTCCGACTACGAGATTGTTATAGTCGATAGAGGTAGGAGCATCTTTGTACTCCTGGACTGTGAGATAGGGATTCTCTCGTGTCGTATCGGGCGTGATACCTACTGCCATGACTACTCCCCATCTCTAGCTATATCTGTCGCCTCGACTCCACAGCGACCACACTTCCGAAACCATCCATCAAAGCCACAGGCTATGCAGGTGAAGCCTCGTGACATATCTCCTTGCGAGATTGGATTGAGAGATGCTTCAAAGAAGCCCTCACGCTTCATAGCCTCGCCATGAGATCGACTTTCTACATTGTAAATACCACCTCGATCAGGTTGATATTTGACACCGCCAATGACTGTCTCTTTCACGCCTCTATCTGGAGCTACATATCTTGGCATTTTGCCTCCTATAACTGATGGAGAGTGCGGCTATTACACCGCACCCTCCTCGCCTTATTCAGTTGTACTACGCAGGGATGATTCCTGATACTGCGCCGTTCCATGCTGGAGCAGTACAGAAGAATGTTCCTCTGAAGTAGGTAGAGAAGTCATAGCTGAACTGAGTCACAGGCCATTGGATGCCCATGTAGTCCTGAACCATGAAGTTCGCCCACACATCGCTTACCTCAGTATCTGGGATAGGGAGTGTGAATGATAGGACAGGTGCTACACCCTGATTGAGCCAAGGGTGAACCATGAGATCGACAGCCTTACCGGTGACTTCGTTCTGGATACCGGTGACGATAGAGCCGTATGTGACTCCATCCTTACCTGGCTCCTGAATAGTCAAACGATAGTTAGCTGTAGAGCCACTCTTGATTGCATCTGAGAGTTGCTTGCGGTCATTGCCGTTGAGCAGAACGATGTCTGGATCAGCCTTGACATTTGAGTAGAGGTTCGCGAACACATTCTGGAACTCAACACCAGGGTTTGATGTAGAGAACGCAGCGTTGATAGCGTTGTTGAAGCCTGTGTTAGGGCCGAGGACTGTAGGCAGAATGCCGTCATATCCTGTTGCGTATGCAGATGTATCTGCGTTAGCGCGAGATGCTGCTGCACCGGCTGTGCTGAACGCAAAGTTGTTTGCAGGTAGGTTTGTAGCTGATGCGCCCTGGATAACTACAGTAGTAGCACCCTTGACTGTACCTACATACTTGCAGTTCGCTGTGCCAGTTGCTGTACCGACATAGATGTTGTATCCGAGTGCTCCTACTGATCCTGTCCATGTGACAGAAAGAACATCGCCTGATGCGACAGTTTCAGATGCTACAGCCGAGACGATTGACTCGCCGAAGCCGTTGCCTGAGATACCTGCATCTGCGGTGATGTAGATGTAGTAGGTCGCAGCAGCGAGAGCTGTCTGTGATCCTGTTGCTGCAGGTGATGAAGCAGTCAAGCCTGTTGGAGCTGCGATTGCGCCTGAGTAACCAGATGCAGTACCACGAGCCATAAGCATCATGCGTTCTTCCATCAACATCGTTGCATATAGCGTAGATGTAGATGAGAGCTGACGAAGATCTTGATATCCAAGACCTGAGAAGTTAGCATCGAACGAAACGCTGTCAGATAGTGAGTAGCTGTTGTATGGCAGCACTAGGTCATCAGCAGCATATGAGATTTGTGGCCCACGCTCGTAGTTGATTGCGCCGAAGGTATTTGTTGTTGTTTCAGTAATACCAGGCCATAGGTTTCCGACTCCGCCTGTACCTGTACCTGTGTATCCGAGGATTCTCTTGACACGGTGAGATGTACCGACACCCTTCTTACGAGGGATGCGATTGCGTAGTGGAGTTGGTCGTGGTGTGAGCAGTTTTGCAGGTGCTTCGAGATCGAAGGCTGCGAAAGATGTGCTCAATGGAGATGTGAGGGTGATGTCCTTCTGGATATCCTGCATCGCCATGCGTTGTGCGGCGAGTGCATTCTGTAGTCCAGCTACTGCATCAGGGGCAAGGGACTTGTTTGCTACGAGTGACTCTAGAGCCGATGTAGCATCTACAGGTGCTTGTCCTGGTACAGATGAGGCATTACCCAATGACTTGTTGAGGCTACCGAGGTACTCCTCATGGCGTTGCGCTGCCTCTACCGGTGAAACATCACCGAAGAGATCAGTAGCACGAGGCATTTCAGCCATTGTGTGTTCCTTTCGTTGTTTGGGTTTTACTTGTTCAGAGTGTCGTGCTCTGCTGCAAACTTCTCAGCTAGGACACGATATCCCTTAGCAAGTGTTGGGTCAGTTGTTGCCTTTGCTTTCGCGTTATACATAGCAGCCTTCACTAGAAGGTCACTAGAGGTCTCAGCCACAGGTTTCGCTGTGCGCTTTGGGCCTCCTCCTGCCGCGAGAGATTTAGCCGTAGCTAACTCAGTTTCCAAACTCATCGCACGACCCTCTGCTGCCTCTTTTGCAGACATAAGTGCCTCGATCTCCGTTCTGATGGACTGTGTTGCGCTCTTTATCGCTTGTTCAACGATGGCTTCTACATCTGCAGACTTAGGCTCATCCGCAGAAACTTCATCTTCATCTTTTTCAGTATCATCTGGCTCTGCACTCTTAGGTGTCTGGTCAGGTGAGTACATCTCTGCTGTTGTCACATGAGATGGCATAGATACATTTGCAAAATCGTTTGTTTGTGTGAGTCCATGATCTGACCCTGGCTGACCGCATCCGCACTCTAGGCACTTTGTAACCTCTGCAGACTTCTCTGCATCTGTGTCTGCCTTGTAGTACTTGTCGCAGATACCTTTGATGGCATCATCCTTCATCCCAGCCTCTTTGCATCGCTTCATGAATGACTCTTTGGTCTCATCCTTTTTAGGGGCGAACTTCTTGATGTCCTCATCCTCGTGCTCAGATTTCTTGTGCTCTGACTTTGTCTCCTCAGCATCGTCTTTCTTTGCTGCGAGCTCGATGTCCTCTGTTAGTTCCACTTCTCCCTCTGCTTTCTCCCCTTCGTACCATGCAAAGAGGTGGTGTACTGCCTGTAGTAGGTGGGCGATAGACATTTGTTCATCATGTCCATCACGCATTTCTTCCGCTTCGATAGCGATGAGCTGTGCTAACGCCTGTCGTGCAGAGTCATATGTCTTGCGGTCAAACTTGAGGAGGTCTGTACCCCGATACGCTTTGGATAGCTCAACGATTTCGTTAGCTAGTGCTGTCATGGCATCCTCCTCAGATGTGTGTGATAAGTCTAAAGTATCGGCGGTCTTTTTCGTTTTGCGTTTGTACTTGCCCCCACGCTTCTTGTACTCGCGTACCACCCAGGCATTCGCTACAGCCGATGGATATACATCAAACTTATCCTTAGCCTCACGCTTGACTCGGTTGTAGAGCTCCATATCTGCAGGTTCTGATCCTGCTCCGCCCTCGTTGATGCTCTCATAGTCAGGCTTCTCCTCAGCCTTCTCAATCAGTTCCTCTACCTGGATCATAGAGTCCTCGCCCATCGCAGACTTCGCTAGGACTAGCTGACAGTTAGGATTCGCCGGTCTATCCACCAGAGAGACCTCGACAATCTGACCATCTACGATGCGCCCATTGGCTGCCACCTTGTCTCGTGTCACTCGTGGGTTTTTGATACCGATAGAGAAGCCCTTGAGTACACCTGTCTCTACCTTTTTGACCGATACAGGATCGACTACTAGGGCTGTGATGTAGTGTCCATCACGCTTGAGCTCATACTCTTTGGCTACACCTGCAGCGATGTTGCTGTGCTGCTCTCGGATGTTTCCACCGGACTTGAACCACGCTGGCATGGCTCGATCTAGCCAGTCACCATCGCATATCTGTTGATCTATATCTACTGAGTCATCTGTTGCCTTGCCATAGACAGTCAGAGTGCCGTCAGAGTTTCTATCCGCTTTCTCGATACCAAAGTACGAGGTAGTCAGATTGCTCATAGTGGACTTCTCCTTGCTTTCTTGTGATCTGATGATGCCTCTAGCCCAAGACCATCCTGCATCGCCACCCCATAGTAGCCATGCGATGTATCCTGCCGAGTCCTTTCCCCAGCCCTCGCCCTTCTTATCTACCTCGTGACGAGCGAAGTAACTGTTCATACGCTTGATGGTGTCGTAGCTGATAGATGCGCCGTTAGATAAATCTCTAGCCCTCGCGACCCCTACAGCCGTACCTCCGCGCCCATGCTTATCTCT